CTTCGCCCCAGTGAAACTACGCACAACAGACAACCACACAATGGTAAGTGGAGAGGTTGCTGATGCCTGACGAATCGGACCCGAATTTCCTGGAGTTCCTGGACCCAACTAACTACGGTCGAGAGGAACGCCCCACTACAATTAGAAGAGTGAACCAGCAGCAGGAAGTCACTCAAGTCACACAAGGTCCAGTCACTACTAGTTCTCCTTTAAAGGACCATCGTTACGTAGAGTTGGCCGCATTTATCGAGCTACTCTACCTCCGCAACGGTGTCGTTCCAACTGCCCAAGACTTACGTGAACAAATCCCAGAGTGCGACGTATCAGACGAAACATACAAGCGCTTCGTCAAAGACCCTAAGATCAAAGCGTACCTTATCAAGGAACGGGCTCTACCACTCGACGCCCACGCAAGGCTTACACAGAAGCAGCTAGACTGGATCAAAGTAGTAACTGACCCATCGGATATGCGGCCAGTCAACAAGAAGCTCTCTGAACTCAAGATTAGCCGTGCCGAAGTAACTAGCTGGCAGGCCAACAAGTTCTACCAGCAAGTAATGTACGAGCAAACAAACCGCACATTCGGTTCCAGTCGTTACGCAGTACTCCGTAGCCTGCAAGTCGAAGCAGTAGCCGGTAACATCTCGGCCATGAAGATGTACCTAGAGATGACTGGCGACTACCGGGCAACGAGTGAAGTAAACGTGCACGTTGAGACAAGAACAGTTCTCAACGGAATGGTGGACGTCCTCCAACGCTATCTTGACCCGGAGACACTTCTAAAGGTAGTTGAGGAACTCGAGGCCGTTGCAATTCCAGGTTTACCAGGAGCCAGCCCGTTGGCCGCACTCCCCGAACCGCCCAAAGCCACCATTAGGGAGCTACCCAAGGTGAAGACTAGGCCGGTTAGTACACAAGTAATTGACATAGATTCGGATGGTTGGTAGATGAAGGATGGTTGGTAGATGAAGTACCTAGCGTTTGCGTGGCAAACTTATAAGGCAGTAAAAGCGGATTGGGACCAACTGATGGCTGGAAATGCCGTTAGTTACACTACTAAGCTGGGTGTATTTAGTATAACCCGTAGTGTGGTAACTAAACACTAGTACCAGCCCTTCTAACACTAGTACCCGCCCTGTAGGATCCGCAGCGAGCGCAGCGAGCGAGGACCCCCCGCAACGTTCCGAAATTTAACCCCTGTTTTAATTAAGGATTCCCTCTAATGGGAGAGTTACTTGACCAACTCAAGTTCGAACTCCGGCAAGCTGCCCAACGGCCTAATATCTACGGGTACAGGCCATACAAAGGGGTCCAGGAAAACTTCCATAAATCTACCAAAAGAGGGCGTCTTCTACTTGGTGGCAACCGTGTCGGGAAGACAGTATCGGGTGCCGTGGAGTCCGTTTGGTATCTCACCGGAACCCACCCTTTTAGGTCAACTCCAAAGCCTCCTGTCTACGGGCGTGGCACTGCGGTCGACATTGAACAGGGACTTGGAAAGATCATGCTCCCCGAAATCCAGCGATGGCTCCCAGCCCGATACCTCATCAACGGAAGTTGGGCAGAAAGTTACAGCCCCTCGTCTAGAACCCTCACCCTAATTAATGGCTCTAAGATGGACTTCCTTACGTCAGAACAGGACGTAGAGAAGCACGCAGGTACTAGCCGTAACTTTGTGTGGTGGGATGAGGAACCACCGGAGTCAATCTTCAACGAAGACATGTTGCGCCTCGTAGATGTGAATGGTGACTGGTGGATGTCAATGACTCCACTACTAGGCTTCACATGGATCTACAGAAAGTACTATAGACCAGTTGTTGAGAAGGGTCAAGCGAGCCCTTATGCTGACGTGTTCGTTGGCTCAACTGAGGATAACCCCCACGTTAGTAAGGAAGTACTTGATGAAATCACTGCCGGAATGTCCGCAGAAGAAAAGCAGGCCAGACGACACGGTAAGTTCATGGCCGCAACTGGACTTGTTTATCCGAGCTTTGGCCTCCATAACATTATCCCTCCTATCAATCCGCAGTCAGTTACCAATCCTGTTTATGTTGCTATGGATCATGGCCTTCGCCATCCTACTGTATGGCTTTACGGGTACGTTGATAACGAGGGTCGTATCATCGTGTTTCACGAGTACTACGAGGCCGAACGTACAGTAGCTGAACACGCTAAAGCACTCGACGAATGGGAAGAATGGACCGGCCTCAAGGACCGAATTGTTTACTGCATCGGCGACCCCTCAATTGAACAGCGAAGCGCCGCTACTGGTCTGTCGGTTCGTAGTCTTTATAGTGAGTGCGGCCGTTTCATTGGTCTTGCGAATAATGATATGAGAGCCGGCCTCAATCGGGTCCGGGCTTACATTGAGAAGATTGGTCTATTTGTAACTGAGGATTGTACCAACCTAATCAATGAGTTGCAAAGTTACCGGTGGGACAGCTACGCTAACCGTAAGACGAATGAGAGCAAGAAAGTTCAGGACCAACCGCGTAAGATCAATGACGACGCCTGCGATGCACTACGCTATCTAATTATGAGCCGGCCAGAGGACGAGTTCGAGGGCTGGGCTGGAGAAGTACGCGCCCCATTCATCCAGGCCGCTAAGGCAGCACCGTCAGAGTCCCCATTCTATGCCGCCGAAGATTTGGAAGACTTCGGTGACCAGACAAGTCACGTAATCCTAGGGAGTGAATGGTAGTGGAACTAGAGATTTATAACAAGGGTACACTAGATCGGGAGTTCCTGAATCGGCCGGAGCTTCTTGCCGAATTGCGTATACACCGTATTGTAGAACCATTCCACGAAGGCTTAGACTTCGATATGCGGGTAATCCCCGGTGAGCGTAGGGACCTAATGGCATTGCCGGCCTGCTCAGTTGATGGTAGCTTCGATGACGTGTGGTACATTAACCTAGGCATTGATAGCGACGACGGAGCAATCTATATTGGTGAGAAGATGTTCCGTCACATGGCTAACCTAGTTGGGTACAGCCCCGCTGACGAACTCCGTACAGCCTATAGGACCATTGAAGAAAAGGACAAAGAAATTGCTCGTCTTACTCGGCTTGTCAATCGTGTGCGTATCGTTCATGATGAGCTTGTTGATCTGGAAGTGGCACAGTCTAGCGGTCCGGAAGCTAGCAGCGGACGAAGTCGAAAAGGACAGTCTACGCCAGCAGCTTAATAAGTACATGGCCCAATTGGTGGCTCGGAACGATACGGAGTACCACCACTTGGCCGATTCTGTTGATCGTTCGCTTATTAGCTTAAGTGATGAGCCAAACGACGACCTGGCCGATGACTTCACTCTGGCCTCCGACATGTCTAATGTAATTATTGACTTGGAAGAGGATAATAGGCTTCTAGGATTTGCTGAATCCTAATACCCGCCCTGTAGGGGCGGAGGCCGAAGGCCGGAGCTACCCCCTTCCACATTTTTATACCCTAATTTGGAGTTAGCGTGGCTGATAACACGGCAACAACAGAAGATCGTGGCACAGCTACGCCTTCTGCCGATACCGCTGAGAAGTGGAACAACGTGTACCAACAGGCCCGTATGGCTCGTATGAGCTTCGAGCGGAAGTGGTACACTTACTTGGCGTTCGTAAGCGGCAAGCAGTACATTCAGTGGAACTATGAATCCAGTGCTTTAGCTGTTGGCCGAATGATCGAGCCGTTGAATCCGGGGAACCGTGTCCGCATTGTCATTAACAAGACCAGGCGGATTCTTCGCAAGGAACTCGCCAAGATTAATAAGGAGCGCGTTAGGGGTTTCGTTAGTCCTTCTAATACTGACGATAATAGTCAGGCGGCTGCTAGGGGAGCTGAACAACTGGCTGACTATATTACCAATGAACTGAAACTAGCTTGGCGGTTTAAGCAGTGTGACTGGTGGATGTTAATCTGTGGAACAGCTTTCCTTAAGACATACTATGATGAATCTGTGCCTATGGGCTATGGTAAGCAGGATATGCAATTACCTCCTCAGGCTCAGGGCATGGGTATGCAGAATGGACAGCAACAGCAACAGCAACAGCAGCAAGAGCACGTTATGCTGTATGGTAGTCCTGTTGTTGAATGCGTTGACCCATTTCACATTCTGGTCCCAAATCTGGATGAGCCAGATTTGCAGAAGCAAGAGTGGGTGATGCATGTTACTATGAAGTCACCAGATTGGGTTGAACAGCGTTTCGGTATTAAGATGGATGGCGTGTCTGTAGCTACGAATACGCTAGAGTCACGTCTCATGGCTATTCAAGGAATGACTCAGGATGCGTCGAAGCAAAAGGCTGTGGAAATCCGTGAAATATGGATTAAGCCGGACAAGAATCACCCTAAGGGTGCTAGAGTCACATGTACGCAGGAGAAAGTCCTGGAAGTACTAGAGGAATACCCGTATGTACACGGGAAGTACCCATTCGCTAAGCGGACTTACATTGAGAACTCAATTTTCTACGGTGCAACTCTTGTAGAGGATTTGATGCCGCTACAGGTTGAGTACAATCGGACACGCAGCCAGATCATTGAGGATAAGAACAGGATGGGTAGACCACAACTTGCTGTGGAACTTGGTTCTGTTGACGTGAAGAAGCTTCGTGGTGCTGCGGGTGAGGTAGTGGAGTTTAGGCCAGGTTCTAGGCCGCCCCAGCCAATTGAAATTGCAGGACTTCCGAACTATATCGTCGACCATGTAAATAGAATCAGTGTTGAAATGGCTGAACTAGCTAGCCAGGAGAATACTGATGGTAGCTCAATTCCTAATGGCGTTACGGCCGCTACAGCTATTGCGTACCTACAAGAGAACCAAGACGCTTTGATTATGGATACGCTCCGTGATAAGGAAACGGCTTGGGAGACTGTACTACAGCAGTGCCTAGCTTATACAGGTCAGTATTGGGACGCACAGCGCATGATTACTGTAGCTGGTCGTAATGGTGGCTTCGAAAGCTACTTGTTCTCTAAGTCTGATCTATCCGGTCAGACTAATTGGCGGGCTGTAGTAGGCTCAGCTACGCCACAGAGCTATTCAGCTAAGCAGGCCCAGATTATGGAACTCATGAAGATGGGTGCTGTAGCTGTACCTGACGCTCTTGAGCAAATGGAACTGGGCGATACCGCTCGACTGTATGAAGGTATGCAGATTGATAAGCGGGAGGCTCAGAAAGAGAACATTCGTATGGCGAATGGTGTATTTACGCCTGTTCAAATGTGGCAGGAGCATTTGATCCACATTCAGGAACACGATAACGCACGTAAGCGTGAAGAATATGAGTCGTGGCCACAGCAGGCTACTATGATGATTGCTTACCATACGGTAACCCATATGGAGCAATTTCTAAATGAAGTAGGAGTACAGGTTTCAATTGATCCAATGACCGGTCAGCCTGATCAGATGTTCATGCAAATGCGTCAGCAATATATGCAACAGAGCCAAATGGCCATGCAGCAGGGTCAACTTCCTCAAGTACCACCTCAATACGAGATGGCTTTACGTAGTCAAATCAACAGACTTACTATGGCGCCACAGGGCGGAGTACCGCCTAGTCAACCTCAGACTACTTCGGGAGGCCCGCCACAGTGAGTGCGGTATTACAGCTTGGTACAGATGAAGAATATATTGATAAGCCAGATGCCAATGGATTCAATGATCCATTCCCTTCAATCCCACTAAGTAACTATGCAATTCGTAATCTAGTTGAGACTAGTATTGCGGCACGGACAGGTCGATCACTTGCGTTTCCACCCACGTGGAACGATATCATTTTCAATTACCGAAACGTGTATGGTAGATTTGGGAATGCTCTAGGTAATTACAATGACCTAGCTAAGCGTGTACCAAATCTGTTGGCTGCGTATTCACCGGCTGCTCAGCTTCGATACACTAGCGGTGCTGGCGGTGTCCAGGGTACGACTGACACAGATGTAACCGGTAAGACGCTTACTCTGGCATCTGGTCAGGTTATTGATGGCGTTAGGCTACAGGCCGCTACTGGTCTTTCTACAGTCACTCTGCCGGCTGGCTTTACTGATAACCTTGTATGGGTGTGGCTTACTCACGGTGAGTCTACGGCCGGCCAGGGTCCAGTAATGTCATGTAAGCGGACGGCATCAACTGATTTCCTCTCAATGGTACGGACTAACGCTACAACAGTTACGATTACTCGTACTGTAGCAACTACTCCGACTACTGAGCGGACAGTTACAGTACCTGCTGCCGAACCGCTTGGTAACTCTGCCTATGCGCTTCGTCAGAATGGCACTGTAGGACAGTTCTACTTGAACGGTACGAAGTACGATGAGTGGACTCTAAACGCCGCTGTCGTATCAATGACCGGACTCAACGTGGGCTTCGATATTTCAGCCGTTGCTCGTGTAGCAATGGGTGAGTTCGAAGTATGGATGACTAACTATCCAGGGTTTGTAAGTTAAATCCAATCTACCAAGGGGTGATACATGGCTGGAGAGGACCTCTCAGCTGGTCTTATTAACGCTATGGATGAGTCAGGTACAACTGACTCTAGTACCGAAGCGTCAACTGAACCTAGTGCTGAACAGCCTCCCGGTGGCTCTTACGATACTAATGGTCTTTCGCCTTACGCTCAGAACTGGCTCGCCCAGCTTCCAGAGAACGAACGGCCTAAGGCTTCGGAGTATGTAAGAAATTGGGATCAAGGATTTCAGCAGCATTCACAACGAATTAATCAGCAGCTGCAACCCTATACCCAACTTGGCTCTGCCGAAGAACTAGCTCAGATCAAGAATATTATCGAACAGCTTAAGACGGACCCACAGGGTTTCGTAGACGTTCTAGTTCAGAATGGTTTCTACAAACCAGCGGGTCAACAACCTCAGCAGCAAGCTCCACAGTACTTCGATGCTGACGGGAACCCGGTTCAAGTACAACAGCCTGGGCTTCCTCCTGAGGTTGGTACTAAGCTAACTCGGCTTGAAACAGCTTTCGGTGCAATGGCCCAGCAGGTTGCTGCACAGCAGAATGCTAGGGAACAAGCCGAAGCTGATCGACAGCTAGATCAAATTATGACAGAGGCCAAGAATAAGCATGGCCAGTTTAATGAGTTGTACGTACTTCAATTGATGGCCAATCAAGGGCTGTCGATTGATGCTGCGGTTCAATCGTGGAAGAACGAGATTCAGGCTGCGGTCGCTGCCCAGAATAGGCCACCGGCTAATATGTCTGCGTCTTCTGCTCCACCGGCGGCTCCTGGCCCGCTTAATTCATCGGAAGACCGTGCAACTGCTCTAGCAACAATGCTGGGTCAGTTGAAACAACAGTAACTAGGAGAATTAGATGGTCAACGTCAACACGACGTCGATCACTCCGATCCTTAAGGTCATCTACGAGGAACCAATTGCTAAGCAGATTCAGTTTGAAACTGTTCTGACTCAGCGGATTGCATCTTCGAACAAGGGTGTAACCCATAAGGCCGGTGGTCGTTACGTCGATTTCCCAGTCCTGGTTGGTAAGAACCAGGGAATCAGCTTCCGAGCTGAGAACGAGACACTTGGCGACTTCGGTCGTGCTCGTCTCAAGGAAGTACAGGTCCCCTTGTACTCCGGTTATGGGCGTACTCGTATCCAGGGCCAAATCTTCGAAATCGCAGAGACTGATGTACAGGCTTTCGCCAACGCAGTCACTAACGAGTTCGATGTCCTTAAGGATTCAGTAGCCAAGGACCAGAACCGTATCTTCTATGGTGATGGTAGAGGTACTATTGCAACGCTTACTGACTCAACGGCATCTGTAACACATACCGTTGATGATGCGTACTGGCTAGAAGTTGATGCAGCGGTTGACGTTCTTACAAACGCCACTGATGCTTACGCTACTGGTGGCCAGTCCAATACAATTACGGCTGTTGACTACGTACTCAACACCGTAACGTTTGGCGTATCAGTTACCTCTACGGGTACTGGTCTACAGCGTATTACTCGTGCCGGTAACTACAACTTGGCTACTGTTATTGCTCAGCGTGAGCCATCTGGTCTGGCTCGTATGGCCGATAATACGATCAACCTATTCGGCCTTAACGATCCAGTGTGGAAGGCTAACACGGTTGCACTTAACGGAGCTATTTCAGAAGGCGTAATCCTTAGCCTTTTGGATCAGTGCCGTCGGGCCGGTGGTACTCCTTCGGTAATGTTCACCTCACTTGGTGTACGTCGTGCATATTTCGCACTACTTACTCAGCAGAGGCGCTATCAGGGTACTATGGAGTTCTCTGGTGGTTTCAGTGGGCTCAAGTTCAACTATGCAGGCAAGGATATGCCGATGGTTGAAGACCCTGACTGTCCTCGTGGCCGTCTTTATGCAGTCCCAGAGTCCCAGATGCGTGTTTATCACACGAAGGACTGGCACTTTGAGGAAAAGACAGGCTCAATGTTCGTTCAGGTCCCGAACGTAGATGCTTTCGACGTGCTCATGAAGCGGTATTTCGAACTCGGCATCCGACAAAGAAACGGCCTTGGAGCCCTTACTGGTGTATCCGAGGTATAAGGCCTCTTGGTAGAGAGGAAGTAGATTAGCCCCCTTTGCTTGTGCTTCGGCATAGGTAAAGGGGGCTTTTCTCTCTACCTAATGAGGTTGTTGTGACCTGGAATGCATTAACGCACGAAGGCAAGTGGGCCGAAGTAGACGATGATGTCGCACGAGTTGTTAGAGAGATTGAGCGGCTCTACCCAGAACTTAGGGTCCAATACTGTGCAGATCCAGCTATTGGGGAATACCCGTTTATGGTCGTTGAACGTACACGAGATGGCAGAGACGAGCCAGTACTGGGTGTATGGCAACTTGACGATAGGCTACTGGACTTGCTCCACGAAGCTGACACCACTAAGCACGACGTACTGAAACTTCTAGATAAGAAGAATGACAAGGTCCGAAAGGGTCGTAGCGACGAACAGCTTGGTTGGCGTGATTATTGCCGGGACCTAATTGTTCACGCCGCTCGGCATAAGGGATCTAGCTACACATTCAAAGACCCTCGTGAAGGCCATGAGGGCGAAATCGTAAAGGTCACCGATTCATGACGACAGTTCTCAATATTAAAGACGCTGTAGGGTCATTGACTGGTGACGTTGATTTGGCTATGTTTACTGCTACTGACGTACTTAGGTACCTTAATTGGGGTCAGGCTGAGATTTGCCGAGATTTCAAGATGCTGGAGACAGTTCTTGTAGGTAATCCAACAGCACTCTCTAACTTTGAGGTTATTGGTGGAGTTCTGCTGCCGGCTGACTTCGTAGTGGAAATTAATGTAGCTATGGGCATTGGTGGTCCTTTAACGAGGCTCCAGCGCATACCTCTTGCTAGCTGGTGGGGGCAGCAGACACTTACTCCAACTGCTGCACAGCCTACATGTTACTCAATTAGTGATTACCAGACTGGTTCACAGGCTCAACAGCGTCACTTGATCCCTTATCCGCCTGTTACTCCTGGTACTAGCGCTTTGTACCGTGTCAATTATCAGAATAGGCCGGCTGCACTGGTCAGCGATTCTGACGTACTAATAACTCCAGTAATCTTTGATGAATTACTTGCTACTTACATCGTGCGCTTATGTAAATTGCAAGAGAACGACTTAACCGGTGCTGAATACTTTAAGCGCATGTACGAAGAACGTAAGAAGAACATGCTCTCGGAGTTCAATGACCATTCCGAGCTTGAGTTCTTTAGGGTACGCGACGAAGTGGATCCTGTGTATAGCCAGGGGTGGTAAATGCCGAAGCCTTACTCACCGCAGACCATCAATGAATTTGGGACGTACCACTTCACTGATGACCTTGCTAATGCAGCGTTGGCTGATAATGAGGGCGCTACAGTCCTAAATTTGAATTTCACTGAAGCTAAGACTTTGACAAAGCGTCTTGGATTTGTTACTAAGAATGCTAATGTAACGTCTGTTGCTACTGTTCCGTCTGGCGGGACTCAGTTTCAACCGACAACTGTTCGTATGTTGGGGGTTCAGCGTCGTAGTCCTACTGGTTCTTTGGCTAACCGTTTGTGGTTTACAGATATAGCTAAGGCGCACGTATGGACTCTAGAGGCAGACTATGTAACTGCTGTATGGACAGCAGTTACAACAGGTAACTTGCAAATTGATGGCGCTGAGTGGATGATTCTGGCTGGTACACCGTCGCTGCCATATGAAATGAAACTTTGCCGTTCTACAGGTGGCATGTGTCGTTTCAATGTTGGCGGGGTATGTCCTGGGTTCACCACTAGTCCGGCCGGTACACATTTAAGTCTATTCAAAGATAGACTGTTTATGATAAACAGTCTACACACTTCGGGACAGGAATCTAGACTTTGGTTCTCAGATCCGACAGCATATGAGACTTGGCCTGCTAATAACTTCCTTGACGTAGCACCGGCTAATGGTGAGTACTGTGTAGCTACCATACCATTCAACGATCAGTTAGTAATCTTTAAGAATAGGTCAACTTACGTTCTTACGGCTGACGGTCAGCCTACTAGTTGGGTGCTTCGTATGTTGCACCCAACAATTGGCTGTGTAGGACGCGGAACTCCACTAATCATTAGTGGGTTCATTTACTTTCTATCTAACGATGGTGTGTATCGTACGGATGGTACGACCTTTGAGCGCATTAGTGAGCCTATTGACGTATTTATTCGTACAAATACTGGGAGTTCGACATCGGGTTCCGTATTGGGCCGAGATGCGTGTTTCTGGGACGATAAGTACATCTTATTTCTACCTGATGTTGTAGGTGACGTTAAGACTCTGCTAGTCTACGATACTAGAGTGGATGCGTGGAGCCGTTGGCAAGTAGCTACAGGTGTAAATCTAGCCGGTCCCGTGGTGTATTCTGAACTTAGGCCACCTACACTGATTGTAGGTGACCAGAGTGTTAATAAAATCTATGCAATGGGGCAACAGATATTTCAGGACAACGGCTCCAACTATACAGTAACCTGGCAATCTAAGATGTTCACTTGGGGTGATCCAAGTAAATACAAGCGTAATTACCTACTTACGCTTGATATTGGGGCCATGCTTACTAATACAGAGTCTGTTGCAGTAGCGCATCGCAAAGACGCACTTCCTACCGGTAGTAACCATACTCCAACTACTGTTACTCCTACGGCTCGAACTTCTTACGATCTCTCTAGGAAACTACTTAAGTACCGTGGGGCTGGCTACGCCCGATTCTTAGGAGCGTCTATTTCTTATACCGGTAACCAACCATTCGATTTGTTCTCAGTAACTTGGCTAAATGAAGTCAAGGATACAGTAAAGCAGAGTAACTAATGGCCATTAATCTAACGCTACAGGCTGCACCTGCTTTCGATCGCTCTATTGTACCAGCGTTCCAGGTTAATTTCAACCGCATCCGTGACGCTCTCCTACACGCAAGTATGCAGACAAGTTTCGTCAATGGACTTGTAAATGGTGGGTGGCCACAGACTGTTAACGTTAACGTGCCGTACAAGTGCGATATATTGCTATGGTGCGAGATTAGTTTCTGGGATGCAAACCTAGAAATGGTTGGTGTAAAGTTTAAATGGGACGGCGTTGATCTTTCGTGGTACGCTGATCAGTATAATAATATCGCTAATGTCCATTTAACAGATAGTGTTATTAATGAAATACGTGGTGTAGCTGCTGGTTCTCATACGTTACAGGCTATACAGGGAAGTGGAACGGTTAGCTCCGATGGTAATGATCGCTGGCGCTGGTGCGCCGTATTCTTTGAGGTAGTCTAATAATGGGTGTCATTGGTGTAGACCCATTGGCTGCGTTTCAGCGACCAATGCAGCAAACAGATCAACAGATTATTCAGCATCCAACGGCTATGCAGCAGGCTTTTGATCCTCGTGGAATTCAAGCCTCAATGGCTCGTGGTAACAACGTATACATGGGTGGGTTGCCGAGTGCACCTGGAGCCGGTAGGCCCAGGAACCCGGTAATGAACTTCACTGATACAACAGACCCAGCTATGCAGGCTGCAATGCAACGTAGAATGGCAAATTACGGTCAGCAGACCAGGGCTAGGGAGGCGAGAGGTGGCAGGAACATTAAGCAATAAGGGACTACTCCTCACTCCTGAGGACGATCCAACTATTCAACTTGGTCAGTTGGGTGGTGACCCAAACAACCCTGGTGCTAGCGCTCCAGTTACTTCGCCATTCGCTAATACTAACCCCACCTTAGCCGGTGGGGCCGCTGGCATTACACGTCAGGATTACGGTGGTGCAATTGCCGCATCTGGAAAGCAGTTCCCATTTAATGCAAAGTATGCTGCGTACGATCAGGCTCTTCAACGAGCTATTGCTAACGCTGGGTTTGACCGCACTAATGCACTTAGTTCGCTTGATGTGGGCTATAAGAACACAACAGCCGAAGCTGAGCGACAGAACCAATTGGCTCAAACTGCCCTAACTAACCGCATGAGTTCACAGGGGCTTGGCTTCTCTGGTATTAAACTTGGGGCTGCTGGCGATCTAACTGGTGACTACAATCGTTACGTAGGTAACCTAGGTCAGCAGTACGCTGGTGGCGTTGCTAACACTGAGAACCAATACGGTAGATCCCTAGGAGACATCGCTGCGCAAAGAGAAGGCTTGTACGCCCAGCAAGCAGAAGAAGAACGTCAGGCTAGGCTCGAGGCCGCGAGACAAGCTGCGGAAGCCAAAGCACGGCAAGATGAAGCTAATCGCCAATACCAGCTACAGCAGCAAATGATTGCTCAGCAGAATGCTCAATACGCTCAGCAACAGCAGTGGCAGCAGCAGCAAATGGCGGCCATGCGTATGCCTAGTAACCCAGGTATTGGAATTACCATTCCTCAGTATGGTGTCGGTGAAGGTGCCAGTTGGGGTGACGTAGGTAACGTAATTGCTGGTCTACCTATGTCAATTCTAACACAGCTCTATTCAGTTCCTAACCTTCCTGACGACCTACGTACAGCAGTACGTAAGCGTATTGTTGATATGAACACACCTAGCTCGCCTAATTACTACCCACAGCCTGTAGGCTATAACGACCGTCCCTATGGCTTTGACCAGGGAGGTGTTGCTCTCTAAATGGGTGCACAAGAAACAGCACAAGCACAGGTTGACCTTAAGTACGGAGCGCAGCAGGACGCCATTAATCGCCAAATCCAGGCGATTAAGGACCAGACTGCATCCAATGAGGTCGGTCTCAATCAGTATGGCACTCAAGGCCGTGCAGCAATTGGAGATGTTTATAACATACTAGGTGGGCTGCTTACTACCAATAGAGCGCAGAGTGCCCAGGATATCGGGCAAGCTGCGAACTTGGTAGGTAGTGGGTACGACGCCGCTAACGCCTACCAGAACGCAGTTGCAAATGCTGGCCGATCCAGGCTTAGCGCATTAGCTGGGCAAATGGGGGCCGGCGCTGCTGGGAACTTGCAAGTCCAAACCCCACTTGAAGGAGATTTGGCCAATATTCTTGGTCAAAACGCACAAGCTCAAGCTGCTGCTACTGGTAACCTCCGTACCTGGGGCACTCAATGGGATCAGATTCTAGGTCAGGGTCAGAACATTGGAGAGCAGACCAGAGCTAAAGGTCTATCTGACTTTGAGACAGAGTTACTTAAGCTGGTTGGTGAGAACAAAACTACCGGCCTCCAGGGCGAGAACGAGCAGTACGGTAAGCTGTCTGATATCCTGAGTGCTAAGCAGAACGATCTAATTAGTACGTTCAATCAGTTAGCTCAGCAGGAATGGGAGAACGCATTCCGTCAGGCTCAGTTGGATCAGGAAGCGCAGAAGGCTAATGCCTCGCTTGCTATGCAGGCTGCTCAAATGCAGGCGGAGGATGCGCGGGCCAGTCGTGCCTCTAGTCAGGCCGGTCAGCTAACGCAGAAGGACCTGATTATGATGGCCCTACAGCAGCAAGAGAACGAAGCTAGCGGTAAGCAACAGCAGTTTGAGAACAACCGAGCCATTAGTGGTGACCAGTTCGACCGGATGAAGTTCAACGCTCAGATGATGGGTGGGGATCCGAACGAACAGGGTAACTCAGCATTGCTTAGCTACCTAATGGGCGACTCCTACAGTGGTGACCCACAGGATCTAGCTACCAAGGCTTCTCAGCTGCACGATCTAGGCTTCGGTACTAACTTCTGGGACAGTACTATGGCTCAGCAGCAGTCCCAACCAGCATATCAACAGTCTAGTCCAGGACTAAGCTCAGTAGGTAGCATATTCCAGAAGGGTGGTGTCGACTACGGTAATAACAGTATCGACAACGCTTGGTGGAACCCAGTTCGTATGGGTGGCCTAGTGCATGGACTCAGTAGTATGTTCAGGGCAGGTGGCTAATGAGTTGGCTTAACGAATTAGCTCGTATGCTACAGAAGCCACAGTCAATTATGACTGGTGCAATGCTCGGTAGTATGCGGGGGCTTGGCCTTCCGACTACTAACTACTTTGGAGAGGCTAGCAACCCACTCAGCGGCGCTATTGCTGGGGCAAAGAACCCAATTCGACCAAGTAACGTGGTCGACTTCAACCCTAACGACAACAACACTAACAGTCTTCTACAGAAGCTGGCTAATACCAGCCTCGACATTGCCGTCGATCCGCTTACTATGGCCGGTCCAATTGCTCGTGGGACTGGTTTAGGCGCTAAGCTAGCTGAGGCAGGGAAGCTTGGCGCTTTAGCTGGAGCGGCTGTAGAAGGTGCCGGTACTGCTGGAAAGTACGATGAGAGTTTAAGCGGCGGGGCTAAACTAACCGCAGCTGCGGCTAGGGCGTTGCGCCGTACTGCACAGGGAACACTTGCTACAGGGGATCCAATTACTGGAGCAGGTTTCGGTCAGTTGCTTGGACTAGGGGAGAACAGCTTGACTAAGTTCCTACCCAGATTGAGCGAAGCGGCTATTAAGTCGGCGCCTGAATTAGCTGACGACCTTAGTGGCGTACCAAGCTCTATGCAGGTAGCCGGCAATGGGAACCTAAGTGATGTAATGGGTCCACCTAGAGGTGCACTAGGGCAAGGCCGGTTTGCAGAAGCACAGAACAGACTTACTAATGTGCAGACTGTTCCTGGGACTGGTGGGCCGTTTGCTGGCGGGGCCGCACCAATGCAAGAATTGGCGCCCCCTAGTCAATTAGCCTTGGGTGCTGGGTCGCAGCCTGGTAATGAACTTGGGGCTGCTAGCGCTATCTCTATGGGACCAGGGCCTAGAACTTTCCCTATGGGTCCTGCTCCTGGACAAGGCGCAATGCCTATTTCGGCTCAGGATGTTATTAACGCCCTTTACAGAAAAGGCAGTCAAGGTAAGAACGACCAGATTACACAAGCAATTAGAGCCATTATTAACAGTCAGAGGTAAGTGTGGCCAAGAAGCCGTGGGGTCAAGAGGCTCAGCAAGCGCTCATGAAGATCATGAGCCAGCGGACGCCTGCCTTCTCTGATTCTAATGTAGCAGGTAATGAGGGAAACCGTCAGATTTCTTCTGGCATTGTTGGCGATCTATTCAACGTATTAGCTCGTCCTTCTCGTGCTGTGGCTGGCG